TCAATTGTGTTGTCTAGTGCCGGGTCTTCCAGCGTCAGGGAAGTATACACCAGCCACGCCACAAAGGGAAGAAATAAAACACTTGCTATTGTGAATAAAATCATATCTCTACCTCATCATAAACCCGGCCATACGATACCAGACACAAGGGCAAATGTAAAATGACACCCTGAAAGGGCATTGTAATAGATTCGCCCGTGCTTATGTCAGTGCACCATACCGGGCGACTGTCTGGGAACTCAAGATCAAAACCTACACCCAGTCTGTACTCTACACTCAATACCCTGTTAAAGATTATCATTGGTTTTCGCCTGTTGTTTTTCCAGCCATTTGTCATCACCTATTATATCCGCCAGTGCCTCGTCAATCTCCCACTGTTGCATGGGTGGATACTCATCGTCATCTAATAGATGTTCGTCTCCGTGGTACTCGTTGTTTCTAGTCATGTTAAATACTCCAGTATGTTGTTAGTCATTAGCCAAAATACACCCTTGTGTACGGCTATTACAATGGCTGTCAGTGTAGACCAGCCCACTACCTCCGCTATGATATTATCCATGATGTCACCCCGTAGCCTATAAAGAAACCCACAGTGAAACCGATTGTACACCACTTGGCGTACCAGTACAAGTCATTCATGGTCTGGCCCTCGCTCTACCATTAGCTGCAACGCAGCTGCCCGGTCATCGTCCAGACTGCGAATCAAATCCTGTAGCACCTGAGTTTTGACCTCATTAAATAGATTATCAGAGCTGACCATATTGTCCAGCTGTGCCTGTAGCTCATCTATCCAAGCGCCTGCCCGTTGAAAAAACTCAGGGGCATCGCTGTTGTGTAGTGCTGTTCTGGTGGTACTTATCTCCACCCAGTCATCCCATTTGCTCATTACTCCGCCTCCTTTGGCATTTGTTCCGTTATGGTATCACATATAGCTAGCGCCTCCAGCAATGCTTCATCAACCGCCGGGTCAATCGCTGCCAACATCATCAACACAAACTCTAGTTTAACTCTAATCACTTCGCCTTTAGTTTTCATTCTGTCACCTCGCTATGTGTTTAACCATTCATCATAAGTTTTTAAGGGCTTTCCGGTGGTAAAGTCAATACCGTTGCCATCGTCAGCACAGGAAAGGTAAACCTGATACTCTGAATCATTAGAGCCTCGCGCCTGTGTTTGCCACTCTTGGTTATATCCTAGTTCCATTATGCCACCTCATCATTTTTGTATTTTTTTGTGCACTGCTTGCAAGTCTCGTGTCCTGTTCTGTAATGATACTCGTGATATGCCACAGCAATAGGCGTAAAACAAGCCGCGCATTCTACGGAATACATATTTAACATTGCTTTATAATCCATTATGCCACCTCCTTTCGTTCACTCGCTGGTTTAATCCACAGGTACTCGCTCCAAAATGGCTCGCTGGCATTGCCTGCATATATAAAGGAATCATGCCACCCGTTAGCGTCATATTCTGCATGGTCGTTGTCTGACATTAACTCAGAGTCCATGCAATCAGCATCAACCGCATTATCCAGCGCCTCTTGCTCATTGTTACCGTAGGCGACGCATAACAACCCGAACTCATTACCTATTAGATAGGCATTCTCGCCATACCTGAAACCATCTTTATTTGCTATTTTAATACCCATTATGCCACCTCCACTAAATCATTAATCACTGCCTGTGATACTTCCACTGCTGGCATACCCTGCAGCCACTTGTTGATATGTTTGGTGGTGGTTACACTGTACTTGGTGGATGTACGCACCAGCGCACCCGTGTCTGTACGTGCGGCCACTGGGGTCTCATAGCTAAAGAATACCTGTACGTCGCCCATATCCAGCTCAGTCATGTTACTACCTAATTGCTTAAGTTTCATCTGTATTGCCTCTATTGGTTTAGTTGGTTTAATAATGCCCACTATAGGCTAGTGGACATGATAAATCAACTACTTTAAAAATCTTCCTTGAGTATACGTCTAGCTTCAACCGCATCGCGAGATCGTAGGGCCTCGCATAGTTCCTCGCTTTCAAGTGCTATTTGTGGGTCTATGGAATAAAAACCGCATAGCTCTATAAATTCTGATTTACTCATTTTAAATTACTCCCATCATTTTAAGATTCATCCAAAGGAATGCCACGAATACCAGTATTGCAATCTGTACGCCATCTTGTGCTGTCATCTTGTATGCCTCTGTCTGTTTGTCTGTTTGTTGTCTTGATGGGGCCATTATATCGACTTGTGCAAACCTGTCAACAACTATTTTCAATTAATTTGCATACTGTCGCAAAGAGATAAACCATGTCGCTAACTGATAAGCCTACCTTTTATACTATGTGTGCGCATGCGAATACCACAGTACAGAACTTGTGTCAACCTGTGTATTCATACAGTGGTTGAGGTTTGCTGGTGTGGTCTATGGGTATCCTATAGCATACCCACACTTGACCCTGTGGAATCCCATGCAATACCCGTGCCAACATGGCAGCCTGTGGATAACTTGTGGATGCTTGTGTAAAACCTGTGGATAAATAGGCCCCGGGGGGTCTGACGTGGCCAGCAGTTTGTCTTAGTACCCGCCTGTATACAAAATAGTAGCAATTTGGGAAAAAGAGTGTATAATTACATTTACTTATGACTACCTGTGTGTACTATAACTTCTTGTAATACCTGTGTATTCCTAAGATGACACCAGTATAGCCTAAAGCTATTAAAGGGACGGCCCTTATGTATAAATATGTTAACATTAGTAAAGAAAAGACTTGACTTTTGGTTAGAAATGTGGTATAATTTATAGTATACTAAAGAAGATAAAGATTACCTCGCGCCCTTAAGTATCCTTAAGCATCGTTAGGATTGATCTTTTAATAATAATTAAAGAAACTAACTAAAGTATACTTAAGTATCCTTAAGTACTAAGGGAAATACAATGAATACTAAAGAACCTAAGGGTAGTCAGCCCGCGAAGCGGGTGGGCAGACCAAAGAAAACAGCAGTTGTGTCAAAAACCAAGGGCAAACGTAACTCAGTAGGGCGGCCCAAGGGTGACGCAGCGGTCATCAACGAATACAAGGCTAGAATGCTGGCATCCCCTAAGAGTAGGAAGGTGCTAGATAGTATATTGTCAGCAGCCTTGGACGATGACCACAAGAATCAAGCAGCAGCATGGAAGCTCTGCATGGATAGGTTACTACCTGTCAGCTATTTTGAGAAGGATAAGGCCAGCGGAGGCAAGAGTGCCATCAACATCTCTATTACAGGGGTGGGTGGAGAGACTACTGTCATATCCGGTGGAGAAGAACCCATTGAAGGGGACTATACAGATGTATGATATAAATCAAGACTTAGATTACTTTACTAGGGAAGAGTTTGCTTGTCAGTACACTGGCGAGAATGAGATTAGTGACAGGTTGTTGCTGAAGTTAGATTTGTTACGTGCTAGATGTGGGTTCCCCTTCGTTATTACGAGTGGTTATAGAAGTAAAGACCACCCCATTGAAGCAAAGAAAAAACAGGAGACACCCGGAACTCATGCCCAAGGCATTGCAGCAGACATTAAAGTTACAGACGGTATACAGCGGTTTAAGATTGTTGAGGAGGCTATCAAAATGGGCTTTTCAGGAGTTGGAGTTGCTAGTAGCTTTGTGCATGTTGACATCCGCGACCTTGACGGTAATGAGTCTCCTGTAATGTGGACGTACTAGCTTGACTGATTTAGCAGTTGAGCTGTTACCTTGGCAGCAGGAAGTCTGGGAAGACACTACACGCTTTAAAGTAGTAGCTGCGGGTAGACGTACAGGTAAGAGTAGGTTAGCTGCTTGGCGGTTGATCATCAGCGCCTTGTCTGAGAAGAAAGGTCAGGTGTTCTACGTTGCCCCTACACAGGGTCAGGCCAGAGACATTATGTGGCAGCTGCTACTGGAACTAGGCCATGACGTCATAGCGTCAGCACACGTTAACAACCTACAGATTAAGCTAGTCAATGGCTGCACCATCTCCCTGAAGGGTGCTGATAGACCTGAGACTATGCGTGGTGTTAGCCTGAAGTTCCTGTGTATGGACGAGTACGCAGACATGAAGCCAGAGGTCTGGGAGCAAATCCTGAGACCTGCGTTGGCGGATCAGAAGGGTGATGCGTTGTTCATTGGTACGCCTATGGGCCGCAACCACTTCTATGACTTGTACACATACGCTAGTGTGTCTGATGACCCTACGTTCAAGGGCTACCACTTCACTAGCTACGACAACCCACTACTAGACCCTGAAGAGATTGAAGCAGCTAAAGGCTCTATGTCAGCCTTCTCATTCCGTCAGGAGTTTATGGCATCCTTTGAGGCGCATGGTAGTGAACTCTTTAAAGAAGAACATGTTAGATTCAGTGAGGAAGAACCTTCTGATGGTAATTATTACATTGCTGTCGATTTGGCAGGATTTGCAGATGTACAGAAAGTCACTACTAAAACCAAAAGACTTGACCAGACGGCAATTGCTGTGGTTAAAGCGGGTGTCGAAGGCTGGTGGGTTGCTAATATCATACATGGCCGTTGGGGCGT